CGAGTATGGTGGTCCGAAGCGCAGATTAACTATCCGGGAAGCGGTCAACGGATTCCCTGGCTTTGTTGAAGGACTGAATTTTCGGACTTCGGCTGGATTCCCTTACACACGTTCGAAACCGGCATTTTCGATTGGCAAAATGCATTGTTTTGAGCAGGTGGGAGTGGATTTCAGGGGAAACCCGGAATTTATGCCGAAGGGCGACTTGGCTCGAGACCTCCAACGTGTTTTGGAAGCATTGAAAGGGAAGAGTGGGCGAGCCATTCTTAACTATTATACGGACGAGTTGAAAGACGAACGTCGACCTCTGGCTAAAATTGAGGAATGTAAAACCCGCATGTTTAACACTCACAATGTGGTGTGGCAGATTGTGAACAAGATGTACTTTGGTGCATTTGGGGCTTTTATGATGTGGGCTAAGGAGTTGATTGGCTCAGCACTAGGCATGAATATGCATGGTACTGATGTAGATCGCATCATCTCCCATATGCTTTCGGTGGGTCGAGAAGTCATCGAACTCGACGTCAACATGTGGGACGGCGGTTTTGACATGGAAACATCATTTGAAATTGCACGCGTTGCTTGCTTGTGGACGCAGAAATTTGACAAACTGGAATTTACACGCTTTTTCCAGAACAAAGGACTAGACGTCAAGTCTCTGCACGAATGCTTCATTGGACAGGATTTTGGACTAACTGACGAGTTTGACTTTTGGGAGGCCATGACAGCTGGCTCTTCCATCACGTGGCGCATACACATATGCGGGGACACCATTTATGTGGCTTTGACGGGAATGCCATCAGGTATTTTCATGACTGCCACATGGAATACTGGAGGACACATTATTCGACAGATGACTATTTGGCAAGAAATTTGGTTTGAATCAGGACGATTTGAAATGATTCCTTTGGCAAAGTATGATGAATATGTGCGTGGCATAAAAGGCGGTGATGATGATCTAACCGCAGTTGCAAAAGAAGCACAGGAGTGTTTCAATCCAACCAACATCATCAAACAATGGGCTTCCCATGGAATTACTGTAGTTTCCCCCACAAAAGTGGCTGGGAGAACTGTAGAGGATTTCAAGGATATCACCGAAGCCCAATTCTTCAAGTGTCATTTCGCTTTGGATCCTCGGATCTACAAGTGGAAGATGCTTATGGAGAAAAACACCATCCAAGAACTGGTGAATTGGATTCGCACGGGAGGTGACCCCTATGAACGGCTTTTGGCTAACATTGGGGACGTGCAACGTTTTGCATATGCGCATGGACAAGGATACTTTGACGAGATCAAGGACAAATTGGAAAAGGCATTGTGTGATGAAGGACACCCGGAACTTTTGAGTTCCTACGAGGAGTTTGACGCTGAATGGCTCAGACTCTTCGATATCGAAATTTACAAACATTAGATATGAATCGAGACAGCGAAATTATTTCAATTGACAATCCGACATGTAGTTTATAATATATTATTTTATTTTTGACGGCTCTACGACTGACTTTCTTTTTCTTCTCATATACATAAAAAAAAAAAAAAAAAAAAAAAAAAAAAAAAAAAAAAAAAAAAAAAAAAAAAAAAAAAAAAAAAAAAAAAAAAAAAAAAAAAAAAAAAAAAAAAAAAAAAAAAAAAAAAAAAAAAAA